GGCCGGTTTCCAGATCGCCGCCACCGATCCGCTCGACCTGATCCGGGCTGAGAACATATTCTCCACCTGCCACAATCACAGGAACGGCATGACGATCCGGCGTGGCTCCGCCATCCGCACGTTTGACCGGCGCGCCATATGGCCCTTCTGTACCTGAAAACATCTTGTCGATGATGGCGTTGCCAGCCAACGTATTGCCCTCGCCAAGACCTGATACGAGGTCTGCCGGAAGCACATAACTCCCGGCCAAGACATGCACCGGAATCCTATCAGTACGTCCCGGCACCTTGAACGGAATCGGTCCGGAATGCAGCATTTCGCGCGCCTCGCTGCGTTCCTGCCACGTCGAGCCGCCGGAGGCGCGTCCGACTCGCGCTTCGCGCAGCGCAGCAGCAATGGCTTCGTCCCGCAGATGGCCGGACGCTTCCATCTCGGAGATATTCCGTCCAATATTGTCTTTTCCCGGCGCGAGCGGCATATCCGTCCTCACACGTTGAAATAAGGAACTTTCGCCGCGATACCGTCTGGCAGCGTGATATTCAGGTATCCAGCAACCTGCGCCGGCGCCGCTCCGTGGCTGCCAGCGGTCGCGCTCGTGGCGACCGATTGCACCACAGGCAACGACGCACGAAGCGCAGTCGTCTGATTGTTCAGCGCCACGACCATGTTTTTCATCGCCGTCACGGCGTCGTCGAGAGCCGCCATCACACCCTTCCATCGGTGGCGTAACGATACCTCACTTTGCCGAGACGCCAAAATGATCCAAGATCATTGCTCGAAATCGTCATTTGTACGTAGCGCGACCGGAACCGAGGCTCGATGAACTCGGTCGTGCTGCCCGTAACAAATGTCCCTTGACTGATCGGCGTGTCGCCAGGGTAATCCAGCGTGGCGAACGAAATCGATATCGCCGCACCCTGCGCCGCTCCGTATCGGCCATATTTGAAGTCAGGCATCATCCAGTCGACGAAAACCTTCTCCTCGGATTCCCCGATGCAGAAAAGGCCCGTCGTGAAGCTCGCGACCAGAGGCACGCCATCTGCGTCAGGAGAGACTTCGTGCTGATAGATCACGCCAGCCGGCGTCGATCCTATCGGCGCGCCAAGAACGGACTGGTCGATCCATGCCGAGCGACCAAGGGCCTGTACATCCCATTCCTTGTCCAGCACGTTGTACGTCACGCGCATGTCGTTTTCGCCAGATGTGCTGGCGAGCGATGGAAAATCCCATGAAACTTCGTTGAACTGAGCATTTCCGCCGCCGCGGATATTATCGACATAAGCCGTATTCAGGTTCTGGAAGACTGCATCCCACACCGGACAATCGATTGGAACAGCGCCCGATCCGCCGTACATGAAAAACTGTTTCTGGCTCATCCAGTAGACCGCGCTCCCAAGTGTCGCCACCGCCTTTGGCGCAATCAGTCCGCACGAGCCAGAGACCTTGTTGAACCCCCAAACGAATTCAGCGCCGATGTACTGTGCGGCGTAGAGGTCGATATCGGTCCAGAACAAAAGCTGTTGAGCGGCCTGCAACCCACGGACCACACGGCTCCCGGTCGGAATACGATATCCCCCAGCCTGATTCCCAGAAGTTGAGACCCATGTCGTGAAATCTCCGGAATCGGACCATCTGATTTGCAGCGGATCGCCAACTTCGGAATATGTCGAGCCCCACACAACTACCATTTGTTCCGGCATTGCGATGAACATACCGGCATTCACAGAAGGGGCTCCAGAAACCATGGCCGAGTTGGCGTATCCACTGTTTGGAGACCAGTAGAATAGTGGACCTCCAGTCGGAAGGGACATCAGAATCCCGCCCCAATTGTCGAGCCAATAATCTGTCGCGACGATTGATGGAACGACAGAGACAGGCGCGGCGACGCCAGTTCCAAATCCGCCGGCTCCAAAGGCGCCAATTCCGAACCCAGAGCCTGCAATGGTTGGTCCACGAGTGACGTAATACGTCAGGGAAAGGTTTCCGCCATTTTCAGACCCGGTTGTGCTGGATGTCGCCGAGTTTGTGGCGTTGATCACAAACGTGTTTACACTCGGAACGGATGTAACGATGTACTGGCCCGATAGCGTCACACCGCCGACTGTCGTCGAAACTCCAACCGGGAAAACCTCCCCCACGACATACCCGTGGTTCGCAAGTGTGACGATAACCGCGGCGCTTCCGGATGTAGTCGTGAAAGACGGAACCGCGCCGCCGCCCGTGACGGTCGACGTCGCCGGGTTCGCGGCCGTTATTTCGTATTGATCTGCGCCACCTGCTTGAGAAATCTGATACGCTCCAGATAGCACAATTCCTCCGATTGAAACCGGCGTGTCGAACACAACCACATCATAAATCGTTGCGTTGCGCCCGACATCATGCACGGTAATCGTTGGCGATGTGTTCGTTGAATCCAGATTAACGGCGATGTCGACCGTGACAGATTCTGCCGTGATATCGGAGATGCTTCCAGACGTGACGACAAACAGGTTCGACGTTGTTCCAACTGCTAGGTGCAGTGCAAAGTTGATATCTTCCCATGCGTGGAGCGCCCGCGGAACACCTGGAAAAACCGCATTGATGAATTTCTGCCACCCGCCGCGCTTCTCGGGTATGCCTTCGCGCCACCGCACGTTTTGCGAGCTCGAAATTCCTGCCTGATTCAGGGCAGGCGTCTTCTCCAGATTAACGCCAGGAGCGATAGTGAATGCGGAGAAGGGCATGGATCACCGCACCGGTTGCGCGGGAACGGCCGAAAGAGATGTCCAACCCGGACCAGCCCACTTCTTTCTCAGTTCCTCTGCGTTGGCGGAAGCCATCAGCTTTTGATATTGATCCTCCCATGACATAGCCATTTTTGGATCGTCAGACTGCGCCCCGAAGTTCTTCTGATAGCCAGATGCAAACACCATGCTGGCTGCCAAAAACAGGTCAGGAAGATAAGCAGAAAGAAACGTTGACGTGTTGCTCGCAGAGAGCGGAGAAGGCCTGATTGTCCCTACGATCTCAACCGTATAGGCCTGATCAGGCCATGGTCCGACGATGATTGTCGTGCTGTTGAGCATGGCGAAGTAAAGTGGGACACCAGACCCGCTAGAGGAATTGTAGACAGAATCCAGAAACTCCTTCGACACCGCCATGAGAGGATTGCGCTGGCCGGCATCAGGTGTATATCCGGCCGGCGTAACGACATTCACATCCTGAACTGTTACAAAAGTCGCACTTGATGTCGGAAGAATGAACGATCGATAGCCGGCGCTCAACTGCTTGCTTGCATCCGTCGTCACGGTTGCGAGTAGATCAAGATCCCTGTAGCATCTCTGCTCCGCATAATCGATGATGTCAGGCAGTATCGCGACAAAAGCCTGATTCGTCGAACTCGTCACCATCATCGTTGTGAGAGCAGAAACGTAGGTCGAGTATGTCAGGCTCATGGCGTCACGCCGGATAAGTCAGGGCGGATACGAACAGCGCATCCATCTGCGCAGCGGAATAACCCAAGGTTGTCTGAATAAACAGAGCCAGTCCACTCGTTCTCGTAACCGTGAAGCTTGTTGAAAAATCGACCCAATTCTGGCTATTCGGATCGGCATTCACCGCCTGATACACCGTCGCCATAACTCCAGCTCCAGCCAGCGCGGAATACAACTGACGACGCGTCACTGTGGAGGCGTTCAGGTTGAGCCAGTAGTTCGCAATGGCCGAAACCGTCGTCCGCATCGAGACATAGGGCGCCTGATCATTCCCGGTCGGAGCAGAGATCGGAACGATCTCATTCCCAGCCAGCGCGACAGCGACGGATAGACCTGAAAAAGCCGTGTTCGACATCCTACGGGCCTTCCATCGTTAAGAAACTCTCGCCATCTTCGGTAACAAACGGGAATTCATCAACTTCCGTCACGAGGAAGTTTGACTCATCAATATAGAACTGTTCAAGACGCGGATTCGGGATAGCTACAGGATCAGGCGTCAAAATCTTCGGCCGCAACTGCTGCTGCGGAACGTCAAGACAATTGTCACATACCAGAATGCGCAGGTTCGCGAGATTTTTCCCGCGGTAGTCGAACTGCCACTGGAGTTCAATGTGATTGTACCATCTACCGCACCGATCACAAACGGCGAAGGCTTGTGGGTTTGAACGGTCTACCCTGGCTCGGCCCGTTGGTCGTCCCATTGTGGCCTCACCTGAAATAGCCGGCGAGCGTCGGCTGGATTTGAAGCGCAACGTTCTCCGTATCGCTTGAGGTCGCGATGTCCCACGCCTCGCGCGCTTCCTGCTTGAGCATCACGGCCCGGTCAGGGGCGTACTTCATCGCCATACGGGCCGAAAGTTCCCATGAAAATGCATCGACGAAACGGATCGGCATTTCGACCGTTCCACCATTGGATAGAGCTGAATCCTGTATCTGGCGCGCTCTCCAGTATTTCAGGGTCCACGTTCCAGTCTGGCTTGGAACTGCCCATAGCGTCACAGTCGGAGAAAGCGTCCGATCAAACCAGAACACGCTTGGAGTTGATTGCGTCGCCTTGTCCGAGATCGCGACGTAATCTGAACGGGAAATAGGATAAATCAGCGTATCGATCGCTGGAGAGCCCTGCGTTATATAGGCGTCGAGAATGAAAATCGTGTTGCCCGGAACGTCATACGTCGCCTGTCCCTGAACAAGGGCGACGGTTTGCAGATCAACGGCCCACAGATTTACCCCCGATGCGGCCCAACGCGCCGTAATCAGGTTCGCTGCGAACCTGGCGTCGTCCATATGCTGCGCCGTCAGTTCGGTCCGACGCACCCCGCAATTGCCGAACGCATCAATGACAAGACCGCCGAGCGCCGGATCAAAGTTGTAGGTTCCCGTCGTCGACACAAAACCCTCCGGTCAGTGACCTCAGAACGTCGGGCCGTAGGATTGCACGAAATTGGCGACAACGCTGCCAGTTCCGCTATTGATCGTCACCCGGAAAAACGGAGCGGCCACTGCGACCTGCGCCGACGCCGATGAGGCTCCAGCCGCAATCGGACCATTTGTCGCATCCCACGACATCGAGGCGCGCGTCACAGGATTCGTTGGCGAATTCGGATCGTCGGCGGATTGCTCGACCGTATAGTTCACAGTTCCGCTGACAACGGCCCGAACAAAAGTGGGGGCCAAGGCATATGGGTCCATCGCGATCGGCAACGACGATGCAATTCCATTTGTCCCGACCGTCAGCGTGGACGCCGTAGCGCCGGACGCCAGAATATGGAGCACCACTGCGTAATCCAGCGCGGTGTATACCGCAGCCGTATTTCCGCCAGCCAGAGTCTCTGAAATCGGATTTCCAGCCGAATCCAGCCCGGAGACCGTGAAGGTCAGGCCACTATCGTCTCCTCCAGACGTCAGCAGCACGCGGCGCGCCACATCCAGCACGGCGCGACCATTTGTGCCGACCGTGATATTGCCCGCGGTCGAGCCGGACGTCGTGATGCTTGATACCGAATAGAAACTCTTGACCGTGGACGTGCGGCTCGTATTGGCTCCGGTCACGGTTTCGCTTTGCGCAGTCACGCCATCCGGACCGATCCCGATCACCGTGAACGTAATTCCAGAATCGTT